CCGGCGACGGCGACGGCTACGGCGACGGCGACGGCTCCGGCGACGGCTACGGCTCCGGCGACGGCGACGGCTACGGCATAAGATCCTTTAACAGCGAACCGGTGTATGCCATCGACGGTGTCCCCACGATCCTCCGCCACGTGCGGGGGAACGTGGCGCACGGCGTGATCCTGAACCGCGACCTGACCACCACGAACTGCTACGTTGCCAAACAGGATAACATCTTTGCCCACGGCGAAACGCTGGCAAAGGCTATGGAGGCTCTTAGGGACAAGCTGTTTGGAGATATGCCGGTGGAGGAGCGCATCGAGGCGTTTTTGAAAGAGACGGAGGACGGCAAGGCATACCCGGCGCAGTATTTTTACGACTGGCATCACCGCCTTACCGGAAGCTGCGACATGGGCCGCCGTCAGTTTGCCCGCGACCACGGAATAGACGTGGACAGCGACACCATGACCCTGCGGGAGTTTCTGGCCCTGACCAAGGATGCCTACGGCGGCAGTGTGATCCGGAAGGCGATGGAAAATCTGGAGGTCGGTGCGAAAGATATTTGAAAGGAGAACAAAATGATTAAGCTTGATGTATGCAAGTATTGTGACCGCTGCCCGCATTTTGAACCGGAAGTTGTCGAAAGGCCACGGGTCGATACGCTGACAAGCTGTAGTGTTTGTGATATGGCGGAGAGACGGATGGCCATTACTCGCGGAGATACCGTCGTGAAGTGCTGCAACCGGGATCGGTGTGCGTCCATTTACGAGTATATGGAGGGTCAGAAAAAATGCTGAAAATAGAAAATGCCGAAGCAATGGGTTGGTGGTGAAAAGGAGAAGGGGCAATGGCTGAATACATTGACAGGGAAGCGTTATGCAAAATTTTGGAGAATTGGCGTGACGCTCATGCGGATGTCGATGATGAAGAAGGGTGTGGTCTACTTGAAGATGTGATATGGGAGGTGAACGCACAGCCCGCCGCCGATGTTGCGCCGGTGGTACATGGGAGAGATGTCTATAAATGGCATAAAGAAGGGCACTGCGAGTTCAAATGCAGTGTGTGCGGGGCGTGGGCTGGCATTATCGAAGGCGGTACACTTGACGGCGTAGACTTTGATTACTGCCCCAACTGCGGGGCAAAGATGGACGGAGGTGCAGACGATGCAGATCAAAGATAGCGGAGAGCGGACGGAGTTTGCCAGCGGGGCGCAGCGGGATATGCATACCGGGAAAGGCAGGATGGATCTTCTGCCGTGGGCGGCAATCATAGAGGTGAGCAAGCACTGTGAGGCCGGGGCGCTGAAGTATGGGGAACATAACGTAGACCGTGGAATCCCCACCAGCAGTTTGCTGGACAGCGGCATGCGCCACGCGGCGAAGTATCTGGCCGGGCAGGAGGACGAAGATCACCTGTTGGCGGCGGCGTGGAACATTTTGTGGGCAATCGAAACGCGGTGCAAAAAACCGGAGTGCGTAGATACGCCGTGGAGGGGCAATGCAGAAGGGTGATGTGATACGGGCGCGGTTTATGACGCTGCCGAGCGAATACCCCGGCTCCGGTGCCAACGATGAAAAGCGGTTCCCTGTTCGCAAGGGCACGGTGGTATATGTGCATCCAAAGGGGCGGTACATTGTGGCGGAGTGTAAGGGCGTGCGGGAGACGTTTTTCCCGGAGGACGTGGAAATGATCAGGAAATAAAAAATATTTTTCGTTTAAGGGGTGCGAAGCGGCGAGAGACAATCTATGCTGGATATGCAGGGGCAACCTGACCGTGCCGATTCATTTCTTTTCTCCTCTTTTCTACCCGGTGGGCGTGGCTTCGGCTCCGCCCTGACGGGGAAGATATGCAGACGTAGCTCAGTCGGTAGAGCACCGCGCCGAGAGGTATGTCGTTGGTTCGAGTCCAACCGTCTGCACCATAGGCGTGACCTCTTGCCTCGCCGCTGTGTAGGAAAGTATGGATGCGTGGTGGCACCCGACCGATTGTGTAAAACAACAGGCAATGCGCTGGCGGACCGCCTAAAGGGATGCGTCTCAATAGTCTGCGGAAAGACGCGAAATACAGGTGTGGCGAAAGTCGGGGAAGGACGCGGCAATGACAAAGGCCAGTGGTGGGAGGCCGCTGCGTCAGGAAAGAAAGGGTGTGAGCGTATGCCGGCAGGCGCGCCGAGAAAATGGAAAAGCGTAAAGGCAATGCAGGCGGCAATTGACGCTTACTTTAAGGCGTGCGAGGGAGAGCCGTTTATCGGGGACGACGGATGCGCGGTGCGGGATAAGTACGGGATACCTATCATCATAAATGCAAAGCCTCCGACGATCACTGGGCTGGCGCTGGCATTGGGCTTTACCGGACGGCAGGCGTTGATTGATTATCAGGCAAGGCCGGAATTCGCGGACACGGTTACGCGAGCAAAGGCGCGGTGCGAGGAATACGCAGAGGCGCGGCTGTACGACCGGGACGGTGCCAATGGGGCGAAATTTAGCCTGAGCTGCAATTTCGGATGGCGCGAGAAAGCGCCGGAGGCAGACCGGCAGGAGATCGGCGTGGTGCTGATGCCAGAGGTAAAGACGGATGCCTGAGATCGTGTGGAAGCCGCAGGAGCGGCAGGCCGTATTTATGGCAAGGCCGGAATATGAAGCCCTGTATGGCGGGGCGGCGGGCGGCGGCAAGAGCGATGCGCTGGTCATCGAGGCGCTGCGGCAGGTGCATATCCCGTGGTACAAGGCGCTGATCCTGCGCAAGACGTTTCCACAGCTGCGGGAGCTGATCGACAAGACGCTGAATTACTACCCCCGTGCGTATCCAAAGGCGCGGTACAACGGCAGCAACCACACATGGCGGTTCCCCTCGGGCGCGCAGATCGTGTTTGGCAGTATGAACCGACCGCAGGATAAGATACAGTATCAGGGGCAAGCGTATGATTTTATCGCATTCGACGAACTGACGCATTTTACCCAGGAGGAATACGACTACCTGAAATCCCGTAACCGTCCCAACGGGGCGGGGACACGGGTGTATATGCGCTCCACCGCCAACCCCGGCAACATCGGGCATGGCTGGGTCAAGGAGCGGTTTATTACGGCGGCACCGCCGATGCAGCCCATCACGGAGGAGGCGGTGTGGTATACGCCGGACGGGAAAAAGCACACGGGGCAGCAGCAGCGAATATTTGTGCCGTCCTCCGTGTTTGACAACAAAATCCTGATGGAAAATGACCCGCTGTATGTGCAGCGGCTGGCCAGCATGCCGGAGGCGGAGCGCAATGCCCTGCTGTACGGTAACTGGGACAGCTTTGAGGGGCAGGTGTTTACGGAGTGGCGCAACGACCGGGAGCACTATCTGGACAGGCAGCAGACCCACGTCATCGCACCGTTCCGCATCCCGGAGGACTGGGTGATCTGGTGCGGACTGGACTGGGGATATTCCCGTCCCTTTTCCGTGGGGTGGTACGCGGTGGACAGAAACCGGCGGATGTACCATATCCGTGAGTTTTACGGCTGCAACGGGACGCCAAACCGTGGCGTGATGTGGGAGCCGACCAAGGTGGCGCAGGAGATACGGCGCATCGAGGCGGACGACCCCAACCTGCGGGGGCGGGACATACACCGCGTGGGCGACCCGGCGATCTGGCAGAGCGACGGCACGGAAAGCGTGGGCGCGCTGATGGAGCGTGAGCGTGTCTACTTCGAAAAAGGCGACCACGCACGGATCAATGGCAAGATGCAGATCCACCACCGGCTGGCGTTCGACGGAGACGGCGTACCGATGCTGTATGTGTTCGACACCTGCAAAAACTTCATCCGGACAGTCCCGAACCTGGTCTATGACCAGACGGACGTGGAGGACATCGACACGGACGGCGAGGATCATATCTACGACCAACTGCGGTACGTCTGCATGAAAAACCCTATCGGGCCAAGGGACATGGGACACATCGTGGAGCGGCCCTATTCGCCGCTGGACACGGAGGACGAGTACAGGACCAGCCGGTACGCATTTTATCAGACCTATTAAGGGGGCAAAGGATATGGAGAGATACGGCATCCCCGGCATTGTGCCGGAGGACGGTATGCCGCCGGAGATGGCGGCGATGCTGCTGGAGCGGACGGACGCCACGCCCACCATCACGGAAAAGGACGTGGAGCGCGGGATCGACCTGCTGACGCGGTACAAAAACGGTAAGGGCAATTTGGAGAGCCGTGTGGTCAACGACGAGCTGTGGTGGGAGCTGCGGCACTGGGAGGGCATCGGGCAGAGCAAGGCCAAGCTGGTGGACAAGAGCGGCAAGGAAGTCCTCTCCTCCCCTCCCCAGCCCAAGCCCACGTCGGCGTGGCTGTTTAACACCATCCAGAACAAGCACGCGGACGCGATGGACAACTACCCGGAGCCGGTTGTGCTGCCACGGGAGCGCAGCGACGAGCAGAGCGCAAAGACGCTGAGCCAGATTTTGCCGGTGGTGCAGGAGTACAACCATTTTGAGCAGGTGTATTCCGACAACTGGTGGGAAAAGCTCAAGCACGGCACGGCGGTGTACGGCGTGTTTTGGGACAGCCGGAAGGACAACGGGCTGGGCGACATCGAGATCCGGAACATTGACCTGCTGAACCTGTTCTGGGAGCCGGGTATCACGGACATCCAGAAGAGCCGGAATCTGTTTATCGTGGACCTGGTGGACAACGACTTGCTGGACAGCGAGTACCCCCAGCTTAAGGGCAAACAGAAGGGCAAGGTCGTGGACGTAAAGGAGTACATCTACGACGACACCGTGGACACCAGCGAGAAGAGCGTGGTGGTGGACTGGTATTACAAGGTCAAGACGCCCAGCGGCAGGACGGCGCTGCACTATATCAAGTTTGTGGGGTCTACCCTGCTGTATGCCAGCGAGAACGATCCGGAATACCGGGAGCGAGGCTTTTACGACCACGGGATGTACCCTGTTGTGCTGGACGTGATGTACCCGGAAAAGGGTACGCCTATCGGCTTCGGCTATGTGGCGATCTGCAAAGACCCCCAGCTTTATATTGATAAACTCAGCGCCAACATTCTGGAAAACGCGATGATGGCGACCAAAAAGCGCTTTTTTGTGTCGGAAAGTACGGCCATCAACGAGCAGGAGTTTATCGACTGGAACCGCCCACTGGTACACGTCAACGGCGAGATCGGCGACCAGCGGATCAAGGAGATCGTCACCCAGCCGCTCAGTGATATCTACGTCACGGTGGCGCAGATGAAGATCGAGGAGATGAAGGACACGGCGGCAAACCGCGACGTGAACTCCGGCGGCACCTCCAACGTGACGGCGGCAGCGGCTATTGCCGCCTTGCAGGAGGCCGGAAACAAGGCAAGCCGGGATATGATCGCCGCCAGCTACCGCGCCTATACCCAGATCAACACGCTGTGCGTGGAGCTGATGCGGCAATTCTACGATGTGAGCCGCAGTTTCCGCATTACCGGCGAGGGTAACGAGTATCAGTTTGTAGATTTCGACAACGCGGGCTTGCAGGATCAGGTGACGGGGCTGGACACAATGGGCAACGAGATGTTCCGCAAGCCGGTGTTTGACCTCAAAATCAAGGCGCAGAAAAAGAATCCCTTCTCCCGCATGGAGCAGAACGAGCGGGCTAAGGAACTGTACTCCCTGGGCTTTTTTAACCCGGATAACGCGCAGGCCAGTCTGACGGCGCTGGAGATGATGGACTTTGAGGGCATCCAGACCGTGCGGGAAAAGGTGATGCAGGGGCAGACCCTATTGAATATGCTGATGCAGATGCAGGCGCAGATCGCCATGCTGACGGGCGCTATCCTGCCGCAGGAGGGCGCTGGCGATGCACCGGCGCAGACTGGCGGCGGCGCACCTGCGGAGGCCACCAGCCAGCTTGCAAGCGGTATTATGGAGGCGCAGACGCCTATGACCGGCTACGGGCAGGCATTGGCAAAGCGGAGTACGCCCAGCCTATGACGGAGGTAACACTGCATCGCGGGGACAGCTGCTCTGTGAGGTGCAAGGGACACGCCACGGGATACACTGACGTGTGTGCGGCGGTAAGCTGTCTTTTGTACACGGCGGCGGGCTGGCTGCACAACACGCAGGAGGCGGAGCTGGAGACGGAACGGCTGGACAGCGGGGATGCGTACCTGCGCTGGCACGGCGGCAAGTGGCTGTATGATCTGCTGGAAATCGGCTTTTTGCAGCTGGAAATGGCAAAGCCGGAGGCGATCTCCGTAAAAATCGAAAAAAAATAAAAATATTTTTCGTTTTAGGGGTGCGGGAGACCGCGCCCCTTTTCTATGATATAGATACTTCCTCCCTGCCTGCGCGGTGTGACGGCGGCAACGAGCCGCCGCCCGCCGCAAGGGTGGATGGGGAGCGCTGCACGGGAGCGATATGCCCGCGAATCAAAGGAGGAACAGATATGTACCTTTACAGAATCTCCCTCGGCCTATTTGACGGCGAGGGCAGCGATGGGGCGACAGCTGCCACCGCACAGGGCGAGACACAGGCAAGCTCCGGTACCACCCGCCAGAGCAAATCGGGCGCACTGGCCAACGTCAAGTACGGCAAACAGGCGGAGAGCCAGACGGAAGTACAGTCCGACGCCGGGGCTGAGGATAAGGTGAAGGACGTGGAGACCACGTCCGACGCGCTGGAGGCCAAGAAAAAGGCTTTCCGGGAGCTGATCAATGGGGAGTACAAGGATCTGTACACCCAGGAGACACAGCGGATGATCGACCGGCGCTTCAAGGAGGCGCGGGAAACGGAGAAGCGGATGCAGTCCTACCAGCCGGTGCTGGATACGCTGATGGAGCGTTACGGCATCGCGGACGGGGACGCAAAGCGTCTGCTGGAGGCTGTGGACAACGACCACGCCTACTGGAGCGAAGCCGCCGAGGAGGCGGGCATGAGCGAGGAGCAGTACAAGGAGTTCCGCCGTCTGCGGCGGGAGAACGCCGAGCTGCTTCGCGGCCAGCAGATGCATCAGCAGGAGGCGCAGATCCGGGCGCAGAGCGAGAAGTGGTACATGGAGGCGGAGGCCATGAGGGGCAATCCCATGTACCAGAACTTTGACCTTGTGCAGGAGCTGCAAAACGACGAGTTTGTAAACCTTCTGAAAGCCGGTACACCGATGGAGCACGCCTACAAGGTGCTGCACTTTGACGAGCTGATGGGCAACGCGGTACAGGCCGCTGCCGCCAGCACGGAGAAGAAGGTGGCCGACAACGTCCGGGCCAAGGGCAATCGTCCCAGTGAGAACGGCACCAGCTCCAACAGCGCGTTTGTTACAAAGACGGATCCCTCGAAGCTGACGAGAGCGGACTTTGAGGAGATCGAGCGGAGAGTAGCAAGAGGCGAACGCATTTCCTTTTGACCTACGGCTCCGCTGCGATATGCGGAAAGGAGCTATTACATGAACAAAATTTACAACGACCTGTACCTGATGCCGGTGGTGCTGAACCTGTTTGACGCATACACCAATACCACGCTGGATCCCGGTCTGAGCGACGAGATGAAGGTGTATTACTCTATGCGCCTCATCAACCTCGCCGAGCCGGAGCTGATCCATGACCAGTTTGGCCAGAAGCACCCCATCCCCAAGAACAGCGGTAAAACCATCGAGTTCAGAAAGTACGACAGCCTGCCCAAGGCGCTGGTTCCTCTGACCGAAGGTGTGACCCCCGCCGGTCAGAAGATGAGCATGGGCGTGATCCGCGCCACCATCAAGCAGTACGGCGGTTATATCGAACTGTCCGACATCCTGGAGCTGACGGCTATCGACAACAATCTGGTGCAGGCCACCCGCCTGCTGGCGTCTCAGGCAGGCCGTACCGCCGACACCATCACCCGCGAGGTGCTGGCTGGCGGCACCAACGTGGTGTACGCCGGCGGGGCGAAGGATCGCTCTGAACTGGTAGGCGGCGACAGCACCGCCGAGAACAACAAATACCTGACTGTGGACGACATCCGCAAGGCTGTACGCGCCCTGAAGGTCATGAACGCTCAGAAGATCAACGGCTACTTTGCCGGTATCATCCATCCCGACACCGCCTACGACCTGATGAACGACAAGAAGTGGGTGGATGTGAAGACCTACTCCGACCCGCGGCAGGATGAGGCATGGATCGCCGCACATCAGTACGCCGCCGCCACGGAGCTGTTTTCCGGCGAGATCGGCGAGCTCCACGGTGTGCGCTTTGTGGAGACCACCGAGGCCAAGATCTTCCACGCCGCCCCCCTGAAGATCGAGGACGGCGGCGAGGCAAGCGCCCGCAACCTGACGGTGAAGAGCGCGGCCAGCAAGGTCATTACCATCACTGAAAAGCTCTCCGACAATCAGGCCAAGGCGCTGACCGGCAGAGACATTCTGGTGGGCGGCGAGCTGCTGGAGGTGGCGTCCGCTGCTGCCGGTGCTGCCGGTTCTGCCACCATCACCGTGAAGACCGCGCCTGCCACTACGCCTGCCGCCAGCACCGTGATCTATCCCGGCGAGGGCGGCGCAAATGGCCGCGATGTGTACTCTACCCTGATTCTCGGCGCAGACGCCTACGGCGTGACGGAGCTGGAGGGCGGCGGGCTGCAGCACATCGTCAAGCAGCTGGGTTCCTCCGGTACGGCTGACCCGCTGAACCAGCGTGCCACCGCAGGCTGGAAGCTGACCAAGGTGGCGGAGCGTCTGGTGGAGCAGTACATGGTGCGCATCGAATCCGCCTCTACCTTTGAGAGCGGAGCGATGAACTGACGGTAACGCGGAGGGGGTCATCCCCCTCCGCATACCAAAAATGCAAGGAGGAATAAGCATGGCTGACAACAAGAAGCAGAGAACTCCGGAGGAGATGGAAAAGGCGCTGGCAGCAGCCAATGAGGCGCTGGCGCAGGCCAAGAAGGAGGCTGAGGATGCCAAGGAGGCCGCGAAAGCAGCAGAGGCCGTTATGCGCGGTATGGCGGCGGGGGAAGCCTCCGACGACGGCATGGTGCCGTTCTGGGCGTTCAAGGATGACGACCGGTACAAGGACGACATCGTGGTGGGCTGGAACGGCAAGGTGTACCGCATCCAGCGCGGCAAGCACGTCCGCATTCCCCGCGAGGTGTACAACATCATCCGCCGCTCTATGGCACAGGACGCGGCGACGGCGGAGATGCTGGAGCAGAAGAGCCGGGAATATGAGGCGGTCAAGGCGCAGCTGAATTGACAACTGCATACTACCGCGAGACACGAAAATGGCTGTGACACGGCGCAGCAAGTCAAAAGGGAAGCGCCCCTCTTGCCTTGCTGCGCCGTCTTTCAGCAGAAAGGACGTGAAACATGACAAGAACGATCCCGCTGAAAATACAGAATGAATACATCGCCGGTGACAAGGTGCTGATCGGCGCGGCGGGAAGCCACAATGATGTGGTGCTGCGGATGGAGTTCTCCCCCATGTGGGAGGGGCTGGCAAAAACGGTACAGTTCTGCGATGCGCTGGCCGAGAGCACCGTGGAGGTGCTGCTGGCTGCACAAATGCTGGAGAGCGGCACCACCAATGTCTACCTTGTGCCGGTGCCGAACGGGGCAAAAAAGTACGCGGGAGATATGGCGCTTGCCATCAAGGGGGCAGAGGCTTCCGGCGGCAAAGAGGCGCGGGCGACTACGGCGGTATACGGTACCTTTACGGTGGGCGAAAGCAAGTGGAGCGGCAGCGCAGAAACGGAACAGGATGTGCCGCCTACACAGGCAGCTCAGATGCAGACACAGATCGAAGCTATCATCGGAACGATAGCGGATGCACGATCCGCCGCCGAAGATGCCGAAAAAAGCAAAAATGCCGCCAAACAAAGTGAAATCAGCGCGGCATATAACGCCAATGCCGCAAGGGAAAGCGAAACGAAAGCGGCGGCAAGCGCGGAAAGTGCCGGGCGGAATGCTGTTTCAGCAAAAAGTGACGCCGTTTCAGCCGGACAGGCCGCAGCAAAGGCGGAAAGCGCTGTGGGGAAATACCCGTATTTAGGCGGGGACGGATACTGGATGCTATGGGATCCGGAAAGCGGCAGCTTTTACAAAAGCAGCATCAGTGGAAAAGGAAAAACCGGCCCGACGGGCGCCACCGGGCAACAGGGCATTCCCGGCAAGGACGGTGCGCCCGGCAAGGACGGTGCGCCCGGCAAGGACGGTGCGCCCGGCGAAAAGGGAGATACCGGCCCAGCTGGCGCGTTGGTTGAGGCGGATGGTATGTATGGTTTTCGGATCGATGAGACCGGACATCTGATCCTGTCTTATACGGGAAAAGTACCGCCGAATCTCTCCATTAACAGCGCCGGTCATTTAATACTGACAGTGTAAGGAGGAACAGGAAATGCCTGAAATTGATTTGGGACTGGTGGTCGGCCCAGCTGGCGCGCAGGGCGCGACAGGCCCAGCCGGTGCAGAAGGAAAACAAGGCGAACGAGGGCTTCCGGGCAAGGACGGTGCGCCCGGTGCGCAGGGCGACCCTGGGGCTGACGGGAAAAGCGCATACGAAACGGCATCTGCCAGTGGGTATGTCGGCTCTGAGGCGCAGTTTGGGCGCGACCTTGCAGACGTACAAAACGCCGTAAAGTACAATGAACCGCAAACCCTGACCGACGCCCAGAAGGCGCAGGCTCGGTCAAACATCGGCGCACCTGCACCGTATACGGCGGGCGATGGTATCGCCATCAGCGGCAGCGTCATCGCCGCCAAAGTGCAGCCCTGCAACCGGAACCTGCTGGACAACTGGTATTTCGGCAATCCGGTGAACCAGCGGGACGTCAGCGGCACCATCAGCAGCGCAGGGTATTTTCTGGATCGCTGGAAGCTGGTGAGCGGCAGCGTGACGATCAACACGGACGGCATCACGCTGAACGGAACCATGCAGCAGGTGCTGGAGACCGCGCCGGTCGGCACTGTGACGGCATCTGCCCTGACGCAGGCCGGAGTGGGCGAGGTTGTGCCGACTTACAACAGCGAAACCAAGACGGTCACAGTCACGGCGGCGGGGGAAAAACTCGTGGCCGTCAAACTGGAGTTGGGGACGGAGCAGACGCTGGCCCATCAGAACAGAAGCGGCGCGTGGGTGTTGAACGAGATGCCCGACTACGGCGAGGAGCTGACCAAGTGCATGCGCTATCTGCAAGTTCTCGCCGCGCCCTATGACACATCCGGCAACGGCGTGGCCATCGGCTACGCCAACAACACTGTCGATCTATGGGTGCCTATCCCGCTGGCTGTGCCCATGCGCATATCGCCTACACCCACCATCCCAACCGGCGGCATATCGCGTTTCAAGGCGGGCAAAACGTCCAGCGCCTTGAAGGACGTCACCAGGGCCACGGGCGGCTGGGCGATGCAGACCGGCGGGGCTTGCAGCATGCGGAGCCTGATCTTTACGTCCAGCGGCCTGACGGCTGGCGAGACCTACGCCCTGTTCATGCGGCAAGGGGCACAGATCGTGCTCAGCGCCGAGTTGTAGGAGGTGACCTGATGGAAGTGTGGACGCAGGTGGCGGTGCCGCTTCTTGTGGCACTGTTGACCTCCACCGCCCTGTGGGGCGTGGTGAGCAAGGTGATCCTGAAGCGGATGGAGCTGACAGCCAAGCGCAGCAAGTCCGACGAGGCGGAGCGGAAGATGCTGGTGGGACTGGCCCACGACCGCATCATCCACCTCGGCATGGTGTACATCGAGCGGGGCTACGTCACACAGGACGAGTACGAGAATTTGCAGGTGTATCTCTATGAGCCGTATGAGGAGATGGGCGGCAACGGCAGCGCACGGCGCGTCATGGAGGAAGTGCGGAAGCTGCCCATTCGGTGAGACAAAAATGGAACAGGCCGGCAGGCCGGAAAGGAATTGTTATGAAGCTGAACAACAAGGTATACGACATCCTCAAGTGGTTGGTCATCATCGTCATGCCCGCCGTGGCCACGCTGTACGCGGCGCTGGCGGCGGTGTGGGCGTGGCCCTATGCTGACGAGGTGGTGACCACCATCACCGCCGTGGACACGTTCCTCGGCGCTGTGCTGTGCATCAGCACGGCACAGTACCACAAGGGGGCTGGCAACAATGGCTAAGAGAGTGTATCTGTCCCCCAGTGACCAGCGAAGCAACAGCTATGCGGTGGGCGACACTACCGAGGCTATCCAGTGCGGGCGCATCGCAGAGGCTTGCAAGGCCGCTCTGGAGCGCTCCGGCGTGGAGGTGATGTTGGGGCAGTACGACACTATGGCAAACCGCGTGGCCGAATCCAACTGGTTCAAGGCCGACCTGCACGTCCCCATCCATTCCAACGCCTGCAACGGCAAGGCCAGCGGTACGCATCTGTTCTGTTACAGCGGCGACCGGAACAGCGCCGGGTACAAGGCATGTAAGGCTGTGATGGGTGTATTGGGACCCGTGACGCCGGGTGCGCCGGATGTCATCCGGGCGTATCCCGCACTGTACGAGGTAAAGCACCCTGCCGCCACGACGGTGTATATCGAGGTGGACTTCCACGATGTGCCCAGTGTTGCCCAGTGGATCATCGACAACACCACCCTGATCGGCGAGACCATCGCCAAGGGCCTGTGCGCGGCGCTGGGCGTACCCTTTGTGGAGAGCGCCAACGTGCCGGTGCCGGTGCCTGCACCTGCGGCGCAGGATGTGACCATCCCCATGCAGGTGAGGATGCTCAAGCGCGGCATGGCGGG